AGCCTATAAGATTTAATCGCCATAAAAACCGCGCATATATTGATATGAATTGGCAACGAATGGCGCCTGGTAATTACCTTGTTCTTGAAGGATACGAAAAAGTCGATCCGGATGAATTTCCTGATATATGGAACGATAGATGGCTAGAGCGTTATTGTACAGCGTTAATCAAAAGACAATGGGGCGGAATCTTAACAAAATTTACACAAATGCCAATGGCTGGTGGAATGCTATTCAATGGTGACAAGATCCTAGATGATGCTGTAGCAGAAATAACAATGCTAGAAAACGAAATGATTAACAGCTATTCTCTTCCTGTTTGCGATATGGTGGGCAGCCTAGCTATTTTAGCACTAGGAACTTTAGCAGCTTTAGCACAACTGTTACCGGTAGCGGATACAAGAATATGATAAACATATATGGCATATATTATGTAGACAAACTAATTTATGTTGGCCAAACAAACAAAAAAATCGAATACCGTTTTGCTGATCATAAAGCAGCTGCAAAAAATCGTCCTAACACATGTCCAAAGCTTTATGCTAAGTTTAATAAACATGGCATAGAAAATTTTTCTATAAAGCTTCTTGCAATAGCAAAAAATGGCCAATTGGCTGATAACAAAGAAATACAATTAATTGCAGAAAATGGCTTATTAATTAATGGATGTAATATAGCTATTGGCGGAAAAGTAAATAGAGGAATGGTCAAAACTCCAGCACAACGTGAACAATGCAAACAAAGAAGCTTGTTTAATTATTATCAAAAACAAATTGGACTAGCAAAATGGAATGGATCTAAGCAACAAAAAGAATTATTGTCAAAAACACACTCTAACAAACATGTATCTGATGATACTAAACAACGAATAACATTAGCAAAAAGCAACGGACCATATATTATAACAAAAAATAATCAATTATTTGAAACATTTAGCATCAATAAATTTGCAAAACAACATGGCCTAAATGCCACTTCTTTACGCTGTTCTTTATGGAATAACCGAATTGTAAAATCTAAAGGTTATTATATATCTGTTAACGTTAAAAATATGGTGGGCTAATATGTACACATTCAAACAATTCTGTATTGAGACCAATGATAATGTTGATCCAATGGATGTTAAACGCGCATATTATAAGCTTAAGGCAAAAAAAGATCGCAATTCCTTTGAAGAGCGTAAGCTAAAAGTACTTGCAGACCATCCGGATGTAAAGGGCAAGTAAGTTGGCAACTAATTTTTATTTCAACAACGTTGGAGCATCAAGAGAACAAACATTGCTTGAAGACTTGACTATCGAGTCGATCAAGATGTTTGGTCATGATGTTTATTATCTGCCACGTACGTTGAATAATAAAGATGAACTTCATGGTGACGATGATCAGTCGACATATTCTAAAGCAATATTGATTGATATGTATATTCGTAACTATGATGGATTCCAAGGTCAAGGAGTTTTCATGTCAAAGTTTATGACAGAAATCCGAGATCAGATTACATTCTCTGTTGCACGTAGAACATTTGATATTGAAGTTGGTCAACAAGAAGGGTTTATTCGACCGCGAGAAGGCGACCTAATTTATTTTCCTGTTAATGGGCGATTGTTTGAAATTCAGTACGTCAATAATACTCCTGTGTTCTTTGCAACAGGTCAACTACAAACATGGGATTTGACCTGCGAATTATTTGAATATTCAGCTGAGCAATTCTCTACTGGAATTGAAGAAATTGATTCTATTCAGGTTAATCACTCAATTAACATTTATGATTATGCTCTTGAAACAACAGATGGATATGCAATAAAAACAGGAGACGATGATATTCTTGTTACACATAAGATTGATACTATCGTTGTTTATCCAACAGAAGAAAACGATATAATTCAAGCTGAGAGTGATCAATATCTTAACTTTGATCAAATCGATCCATTTTCAGCTAATGGAGCATATTAATGCAAACATTCAAATCATTCATTACTGAACATTATGTCAATCTAATAGGTGATCATCCTGACAAAGAAAAGCATGCTGATCACGTGCACTCGATGCTACAACGATCATATGTCGCAATTGGTGGTATAAAAGGTAACGGCTTTCAATCACCAAAACATATGGTTAAACATATCCATCATTGGAAACTTGTTCGTAAAAACGGTAAAATTGTTTCTGGCGTGTTTTATAAAAACAAAGGTGGTCGAAAAATTGTAGCTACTGCACATGATGGATCTGATGAAGGCAGAGAGTCTTTAAAGCATACATTGCACCACGAATTCAAAACTCATCGATCGTACGTAGAAGCTTCTGGACCACTGTTTGGTGCATTGCATAAAATGATTGGTAAGGATGATATTCATAAGCATGTTGTACCACGCAAAGATGTCAACAAACACATAGATGATCATATCAGTAAGCCACCAGAAGATGATGAAATGGTTACGAAATATCCACATCTTAAAGATCATTTCTATCAACGAGATATAGGTGGCCATAAACATACAAAGATAATTCTTGGTCATCCAGGCAACGAATATAAGAAAGACAAATAATGTTTGGTCATCCAGTATTCTATTTTTCATTGATTAGAAAGCATGTGATTCTTGTCGGCACATTATTCAATGATATCTACATTACACGAACAGATCCTTCAGCTGATAATGAAGTAACAACGCTTATTAAGGTACCGGTACAATTTGGACCAAAAGAAAAAGCGTTGGCGCGACTTGACTCTGATCCTGATGCAAATAGACAAACAGCTGTTTTGACCCTACCACGCATTTCATTTGAAATGACAAATATGTATTATGATGCCACGCGGCATTTAAACAAAACTGGATTCATATCTTTCAAGGATCCGGATTTGCCAAATAAATTTACTCACCAATTTAACCCTGTTCCTTACAACTTTAATTTCGTTGTATCGATAATGGTCAAGAATTCTTCCGATGGCGCAAAGATTATTGAGCAGGTATTGCCTTTCTTTACGCCTGAGTGGTTTACTTCTGTTGAACTAGTTCCTGAAACTGGTGTGTCATATGACATTCCAATCATTCTCGATTCTGTTATACCAGAAGATTTATACGATGGTCAGTTTGATCAACGGCGCGTGTTAATATGGAATCTTAACTTAACAGTTAAAGGATATTTGTTTGGCCCAATTACCAAGAAACCATATATTAAGTTTGCAAACACAATATTCTATGTACCAAATGCAAATAGCTCAGCTAATGCTGTTGGTAACACAGATCCAGCTGGATACATAACAGTTTCACCTGGATTGTTGTCTAATGGACGTCCAACTACCAATGCAGCTGCAACGATTGATAGAAACCTAATTAACATAGATGATGATTATGGATTTATTGTTGAAAATTCTGGAATAGTATTAACGGAGTAATTATGTCAAATAATTTGCCAACTATTATTGGCCCTGCAACATTACCTCAACCTCTTCGAGCGCAAGATATTGAAGATGATTCATTCACAAGAGATAAAGTAATCAATGCAATTGAACAAGGTGCGCATGCAGTTGCACATTTGACTGAGCTTGCTTTGCAATCGCAAGATGCTGAGCACTATGATTCGCTTGCAAAGCTTTTAAAGGTTGTGATTGAAGGTAACGAATCACTCTTACGTATTAGACAAATGAGAGAAAAGCTAGCTTCGCAAAATAATGACGAAGAAGGTAGTTCAAAAACGATCAATAATTTGTTTGTTGGCTCAACAGCTGAACTACAAGATCTAATTGAAAAGGCTCGTGAAGGAAAAGCCAACAATTAATGAAACAACATATTGCTGATTTTCGTGGGTATCAAGGGTCTGTTCATCTAAAAAGATTTGGTGTCAAGGTTGATTGGACACCAGATATGGTTGAAGAGTATACTAAGTGTGCAGAAGATCATTGGTACTTTATTAAAAAGTATGTGTACATCACTACTGCTGATGGTGATGAGCTACTTATGTCTAATCCGTATCCATACCAAGTAAACATTGTTGATTCGATCGTTAACAATCGAGAAGTTGTTGTTGCAACCGCACGACAAGCTGGTAAAACAACCAGCTATTGCGCATATATTCTTTGGTATATTCTGTTTCATAAACGACGTAACGTTGCTCTACTAGCTAACAAGGCTGAAACGGCTCGAGAAATTCTCGCTCGTATTCAATACGCGTATGAAAAAGTTCCACAATGGATGCAGCAAGGAATTGTTGAATGGAATAAAGGATCGATCGAACTTGAAAATGGCTCGCGGGTACTTGCAGGTGCAACAACCAAAGACTCGTTCCGCGGTTTCTCTATTTCTGTCATGTTCATTGACGAAGCTGCTCACGTTGAAAATTGGGATGAATTCTATACATCTGCATACAACACTCTTTCATCTGGTAAGAAAACAAAAATTGTCCTTGTCTCTACTCCTAATGGTCTAAATCATTTCTGGAAAACATGGGACTTAGCTCTGCAAGGTAAAAACGAGTTCAAACATATCAAGGTCGGTTGGTGGGATGTTCCTGGCCGCGATGAGAATTGGAAGCAACGCACATTAGCTGCAATGAACTTTGACACTCAGAAGTTTGCACAAGACCACGAAGTAGAATTTCAAGGAAGCTCTGGAACACTTATTGCTGGTTGGAAACTAAAAGAGATGCATGCTCAAATTCCAATTGTAGAAAAGGATAAGATGTGCATGTATGTTAAACCTATTAAAGGGCACAACTATATTCTTGTTGCTGACACATCGCGGGGCAAAGGGCTTGATTATTCTGCATTTCAAGTAATAGATGTTACAACGATGCCGTATAATCAAGTTTGCACATATAACAACAATTTGATCACACCGATTGATTATGCTGATATGATCTTTCAAATTGCAAGCCATTATAACAAGGCTGGTGTTCTAGTTGAAAACAATGAAATAGGACAACAAGTAGCTGATACAATATACGATGAGTTTGAGTACGAACATCTGTTATCAACGGAAAATGCCGGTCGGCAAGGAAAGAGAATATCACAAGGATTTGGTGGATCAACAGAGCGTGGTATTCGAACAACAAAAACAGTTAAAGCAGTTGGATGCTCCATTCTAAAACTGCTAATAGAACAAAATCAGTTAATAATTAATGATGAAGAGACAATTGAACAGTTAAGTCGATTTTCCAAAAAAGGAAAAAGCTTTGAAGCTGAAGCTGGTTGGAACGATGATCTTGTTGTTGGTTTATTTTTGTTTGGATGGCTCTCTGATCAAGGTTACTTGAGAGAAATCAATGATATTAATACTCTTGCTCGACTAAGAGATAAAACAGAAGAGCAGATGTTTAATGAACTAATGCCATTTGGCGTTGTCGATGATCATCATCATTATGAAGAAGATCTAACGACATTAAATAATGTAGTGCCCACACCGAGACATTGGATGGATGAAAATTACTAGCCGTTCAAATGAATGCTGTTATTTGCTAAATACAGGACGTATCCAATTATAATAACGTCCTGATAAAAGGGAGAATCGCTAATGGCATTTCAAGTAAGCCCAGGGATCAATGTTACTGAAATTGATCTAACAACAATTATCCCAGCAGTGTCTACAACGGAAGGTGCTATTGCTGGTGTTTTTCGTTGGGGCCCTGTTGAACAACGCGTGTTAATCGCAAATGAAGATCTTCTAAAAGCGCGATTTGGTCCACCTACAAACTTAAATCCTGAAACGTGGTTTACCACTGCGTCTTTCCTTTCATATGGAAATAGATGTTATGTTTCTCGAGCAGCGGATGTAACAGGCAATAACTTTACACGCGAACATGTCGGTAACTCAACCAATCTTGCTATTCAAAATGGCTCAGCTATATTAAAGCTATCAAACACCACATATCTTGCTGCAAACATGATTGTATTGTATTCAAACAATTCAGCAGTTCCTGTCGGCTCAAAAATCCTTTCAGTTAACTCAACTG